TAATACATTGATAGATGAAAAAACAGGTATAGCGACAGAAAATACAAAAATAATTCGTGATTATTTATCACCGAGACAATGTTATTATTTACTTAGAAATATATCTGATGTAGATGCTCATTTGGTTGGTTTTAATGTGAATGATTCAAGACCAGAAGATCTTATTATTACAAGATTTCCAATTCCACCGGTTATTATTAGACCAACAGCAAAAATAGATTTTCTTGCTGCTGCTTCTATGGAAGATTCTTTAACTTTGAAAATTGCTGATATTATTACATGGAATATAAGAGTAAGAAATGATATGAACAAAGATTCAAATACTTTTAATGATAGTCTTACATTATTGCAATTTAATGTAGCAACATATTTTGACAATGATTCTGCCTCTTTGCCAAAATCCGAATTTAAAACAGGGAATAGACCAACTAGTTCAATATCAGATCGCATTAAGGGTAAAGAAGGAAGAATGAGAATGAATATAATGGGAAAGCGTGTCGATTTTTCTGCGAGATCTGTTATTACAAGTGATCCTAATATAGATATTGATATGGTAGGAGTTCCATTAAAAATTGCTAAAGAATTAACTATACCTGAAGAAGTTACTCCTCAAAATATTAAATTTCTAAGTCAATTAGTCAAGAATGGTAGAGATATATATCCGGGCGCCAATTATATATTTAGAACTACAACTTTGAATGGTAAACAGATATCACAGAAAATTGATTTGAGATATAGGAAAGCAAATATTAAATTATCTTATGGTGATGTAGTAGAACGTCAAGTAGTTAATAATGATTATGTTCTATTTAATCGTCAACCAACGCTACACAAACCATCTATGATGGGTCATAAGGTACATGTATTAAATCGCGATGATGTAAATACTTTTAGAATGAATGTTAGTGTAACAGCACCCTATAACGCAGATTTTGATGGAGATGAAATGAATATACATTTAGCACAATCAATACAAGCAAGAAATGAATTAGAGAGAATTGCGAATGTAAAGTATCAAATTATTGGTGGGAAAGATTCAAATCCAATTATTGGTTGTAAACAAGATGCTATATCTGGTGCTTATCTTCTTTCTATTGAAGAGAAAATTCCATATGATTTGACGGCAAATTTATTATGTGGTACAACATCTACAATTAAAAATAGATTGAAGAAAGGTGAAGATATATCAGGAAGAGAATTATTTTCATATATTATACCAGAGGGGATAAATTCGTCAAAACCTGAAAAGCATTTTATGATTAAGAATGGTAAATTATTAGAAGGTATATTAGATAAAACTCAATTATCTACTAAAAAAAATTCAATTATTCATTATATTTGGGATAAATATGGTCCAACGCAAACACAACAATTTATAGATGATACTCAGAGATTAGTATTAAATTATCTATATAATAAAGGATTAACAATGGGTTTCAAAGAGTGCCTTGTTGATGAGAATATGATAAATAAGATAAATGATATTATTCATACAAAAATGTTATCAATAAATTATACTGTAACACAGTTTGAAAATGATAAAGATAAAATAACAGTAGATATAGGCGAAAACATATTATTATCAGAATTAAATGCAATTAGTTCTAATCTAAGTAAAATGATTTCAGAAGTTTTAGCAAAAGATAATGGATTGAATATTATGATCGCCTTATCTGGATCAAAAGGTAATCTTATTAATATGGGTCAAATTGCCGGATGTGTCGGACAGAGTTTACTGGATGGACAACGTATTAAGAAAAGAATTGCTGATAGAACTCTTCCCATTTTTCATCAAAATGATGACTCTGCTAAAGCGAGAGGTTTTGTTAGTTCCAATCTAGTTGATGGATTGAAAGGTCATGAATTCTTCTTCCACACTATGAGTGGACGCGAAGGGTTAATCGATACGGCGATCAAAACTGCTGAAAGTGGATATATACAACGCAAGTTAGTGAAAAGTTTGGAAGATATGTATGTAAATTACGAAGGTATGATACGTACAGCAAATGGTATATTGGTTCAATACTTGTATGGTGATAGTGGTATTGATCAACAAAAACAAACAGAAGTAAAAATAAATTTAATTAATTATAATGATACGATGATACAAGAAAAATTTATCTTTACTGATGACATGATGAAAAAATTAAAGACAAAATATAATAATAAAACAATGTTTACAAAGATGAAAACAATGCGTGATACATTACGTTCTATATATTTTAAATCAACAAGTAATTACAAAGTTATTAGTGATAATTTTATGTTACCAGTTAATCTTTTACGAATTACTCAAGAATATAATAATACGAAAGATAAAATAAATTATGATGAATTAGATCCACAATATATTGTAGATAGTATAGAAATAATACTAAATGATTACGACGAACGTCTAGTAACTGTAATGAAAAAGGATTCAGTTTTATTGAAAAAGGATGATATCGCTTTTAAAACAATCTTTAGTATTGCTTTGTATGAATATATTGGACCTAAAAAATGTATTGTTGATTATAAAATGACAAAAGAAATGTTTGATAAAATGATACTAGATATTAAACGCGCTTTTTCCAAGGCGATGGTAGAACCAGGTGAAATGGTAGGAATAGTTGCTGCCCAATCAATAGGCGAGCCCACCTCACAGATGACCCTAAATACAAAGCACAAGGCAGGTGTTGCTGGAGGAGGTTCTGCCAGTTTGGGTGTCCCGCGTATTAAAGAGTTGCTTAGTTATAGTAAATCAATTAAAACACCACAAATGGCAATATACTTTGATAAAAAATACAATATGAATAAATCGGATACTAATATCATATCATCATATTTAAAACATCTTACTATTGGTGAATTAATTGATATGGCAGAAATATATTATACATTTGAACAATCTAATAAATTGTCTTTAGAGTTAGAGGAAGATAATGTGAGTAATCCATTTTATATTAATAATATGAAAGATAAAATAGATACAATGCCTTTTGTATTTAGATTAAAATTAAATTTAGAAAAAACAATGGACAAAGAGACAACGCTACTTGATATTAAAACTAAATTTATTACTTATTGGTATAAGAACTTTTCAAATCTAAAAAATGTTAAAAAAGGATTAAAGGATATTATTATGCATGTTGAAAAATTAGCAATCTTAAGTAATAATAGTAATATTATTCATATTCGGTTTAAAATGTCGGAATTTGATTACAAGTCATTAACTAATTTCCTATCATTAGTATTAAATACAATTACATTGAAGGGTATTGATTATATTGATAATATTACAATGAGTCAAGAAAGATTAATACAATTTAATGAGAGTGGTGACATGGTTGTAAATAAAGAATATATGGTCGTAACAGATGGTATAAATATAGATGGTTTATTACAAATAAAAGGTATTGATCATACTAGAACAAAGATTAATGACATTGACACAGTATATCGAAAATATGGTATAGAAGCGGCTAGAAAAATTATAATAGATGAATTGATGTTAACATTTAACGCAGGAGGTAGCGATTCATTAAATCATGCCCATATTGCCTTACTAGTAGATATGATGACATTTAGTGGAGAAGTATATTCAATTGATAGATTTGGATTAAATAAAGTAGACAATGATCCCCTATCACGTGCTTCATTTGAAAAGACAATGGAACACTTTCTGAACGCTGCTCTATTTAGTGAAACAGATAAATTAAAATCGGTTTCATCACGTATAGCACTAGGTCGTGTTATTCCCGGAGGTACTGGGGCATTTGATATTATATTGGATACAGAAAAATTAAAAAATAGTGAGTATATTGAGAATGAAACTGGAGGAAGAACAGAATTTATTTCTTTGGATAAAGAACCGTTATTTGAAGATATTATAAAATTTGGATTCAATGATAATACATTTTTCATTCCAAAGTAAATTAATTTATAAATATAATTAATATTATCTATATTAATATGGATACTAATAATTATGATATAATTTGCTGGGGTGATAATACATATGGTACATGTAATCCACCGCAATTAAAAGATGTAATTGCTATTAGTGCAGGATTTTGGCATGGTATGGCATTAAGAAGTAATGGTACAGTAGTTTGTTGGGGTAAAAATATAGATGGTCAGTGCGACATTCCAAATAATTTAAAAAAAGTAATAGCAATTAGTGCTGGTAACAAAACAAGTTATGTATTACAATATGATGGTACTGTTGTTGGCTGGGGTAACAATAACGATAAAACTATTTTTAATGGTAAACTTGTTAGTATTGGATGTCATATCCCACCCGGATTAAATAAGGTGGTTGCAATTACAACTAATATGTATGATGATAGTATTACTGTATTAAAAAATGATGGTACATTAGTTCATTGTGGTACTCGAATAGATAATAATACATGTAGTGTTCAAATTGAATTAAAACGAGTCGTATTATTTGCAACTACGGGTGAAAATAATATGGTAATACAAGAGGATGGGACAACAAAAGCATGGGGGAGAAATATTAGCAGTGAAGCATTAAAAATTCCTAGTAAATTAAATAGTATAAAATCTATTACAGGTAGTGGTGATTCATTTATTGCATTAACTAATAATGGTACTGTAATACCATTAACTAATGTGTCACTCGATCCAAATAAATTGAAAGATATAGAAATAGAAAAAATACCAATATATATGCAATCAGCTGGTTTAAAACCATTAACTAATGCTTCATTTGATAAAAATGGATTTATGAATAATGTGGTAGCGATATCTGGAAAATCACATGTAATAGCATTAAATAGTAATGGGACAGTTGTTTGTTGGGGTTCCAATTATAGGGGTGTACTAAATGTTCCTGTTGGATTAAAAGATGTTGTAGCAATTAGTGCAGGTGGTCTAGTAAGCATGGCATTAAAATATAATGGTCTAGTATCAAGACCAACAATAAGAGTATCATTACTACACACTATTGTTGGTTTTATAACAAAATCATTTGTTATAATATGTATATTAACATTATTAGTTATTATATACATAATACTTAACAGTCGATAATTTATAGTTTTTGCTTTCATTAGTTATTATATAATTATTATATAAAATTATTTATAATCTAAATTATATATAATGGTACCCAATACATTAAGAGATATCTATTATAACAGTGGAGATACACATACCTCAAATAATGTGTTTCATATGAATGATAATGAATTAATGCAATATTTGAACCGATATAATAAGATAAATAATACTAATTATAATTATAAAACTGTGAAATATGATATTACTTTTATAAAAAAATATCCTGGAAAATTATACAAGGGTGAGTATAGTCGTAGTGGAGAATTAGAATATTTACGAGATTTCTGTAATGTTGATAACAGTATTATATTTACCGATAACATGTATAAGAAAACAAGTTATAATGGCAAAGAAAATTATAGATTGATGAGTTATAATATTCATAGTTTTATAAATAGTTGCAATAGTATTAAGGATAATATGATGGATACAAGAAATGTAAAAGAAATATTAGAATTATGTTCCTACTTAAAACCAGATATTCTCGCTTTTCAAGAATACTCGCCGGTATTTTTAGATAAAAAAGAATTAAATGTAATGAATTTTATTGATACGTATATCGATAAAATTGATCCTAGAATGATTGATAGTAATATGTATAATGGTATATCTAACTCAGTTGGTACTTTTCTTGGTAATATGACAATGTCCATATTTAAAATGGATGAAAAAATTAATTTATCTCTATTATATAAGAAAAATGAATCAAGACCTTTTGTTGGAAGTAAGATTAATATAGAGGGGATAGATTTATATATGTTTAATATACATCCAGTTGCTGAATATGATGATATATCGCAATATAATAGTATGAATTTTAAGCAAATTAAATGGTATGTTGATATGATATCATTAAAGTATCCTCCAAATAAATATAATATAGTTATATGCGGAGATTATAATAATAGTAATAATTATTTGAAAGAATATATGAATAAAAAATTATTTAGAACAGTTCACGATTTTTATCAAAAAGATACTGAAAGTTTTACTGGATATCATGGAAGTTATTTAGATTTTATTTACGTATCATATCATTTTATTTATGATTTTACAATAGTTGATCATAGTGTTATCACGGTTAATTATTCTGATCACTATCCAGTAATGTTTGATTTTAGAGTTAATGATAAGATGTATATTAAATCGCAATTAGAAACATTAACAAGATACGATGATTATAATTATATTTTGAATTATAATAAATTTAATGAATATAATAATAATAATACAGCATTAACTAAAGAAGAGGTATTAAAATTACTTGACGAGAATATGAATGAGTTATTAGATACTGATACAATTAAAACATTATTAAATAAATCAATTGTTAATATACCAGCTGGTACATTTCTAGTCCATGGTACAGATTATATCGTACCAAATGGTAATTATAATGGTATATTTGAATTAGATGAATACCATACAGATAAAAATATAAAATTAGAGGTTCCTAGATCTTTTACTTTATTACATTTTCCAAATGAATCATTTATGAGTTGGTATGGTATTGACAGTGAAGTAAATTTAAAAAGATTAATAATATATAAAACAACAAAAGATATTAAAATGATAAATTTATACGATTGCGGAGATACACTAAAAGATCGTGTTACTTGTAGATTAGATAGTTATTTGAAACTATATAACTATTATAAAGACCGATTCAATTTCCCTGAAATATATAAACCAGATTATATTGTATCAGATCGTGGTTTTAATGTAATGCGTTTTCTATGGCCTATATTTAATCATCAATTACTTGTAAATATAAATACAGTGGATGATAAATATAATAAACAATTATTCTATGGTATTATATGTGCTGATACTATTCAAAATGATTTTGCTTTTTTTAAAAAAAATTTAAATCATGATAACAGTACTACATATTGGAAAAAATCTGAATTATATGAAGGCATCGAAATCCAATTATTTGTTCATCATTTTTTTACTGAAATACAAGGTGTTTACTGTAAAAATAAATTTTATACTATTGATGAGTGGGAAAATTATGTTCAATTGTTATTACAAAAAATTAATACTATTAAAAATACATTAAATATGACAAAAAAACTATCTTTAAGAAGTTATGAACCAAATACTCAGTCAGTAACACCCATTGAAAAAAATACATTAATAAAAAATAGTATAAAAAAAATGTTTAAATTTATACTGAATTTAATAGAATCAGATTACTATAATGATAATATAGAAGGTCAAGTTGGTAATTTATTAAAAAATATATTGAATAAAGATGATATGAGATTATCATTAAATCATCCTTTTAGTATTAAATTGTTATTTAATGATTTCCTATTATCATTATCTCATACAATAGATTTTTATCAAGAATCTGATAAAGTTATTGAAATAAAAACTGGAGATTTCAATAATATGAATATAATAGATAGTAATAAAGATTATTTTGAAGAATTATATTTTAGTTTTGGTAAATATTTAATACAATCTCTTTCAGTAAAATATAAATCAAGACCGAATGATAATAAAACTAAAATTATAAAAACTCTAATAAAAAATACAATTATATTTATATGTACAAATTATAAAACACGATTTAGTATGAATCCTGTCACATTAATACAAATGATTAATAACACTGTAAAAAAAGAAGATCTAGTATCTTGTTTTAATACAATTATAAACTATATTCCTCCGTCTACTACATCAAAATCTAATAAAATATATGATGATTATACTGATGATATTAAGAAAAAGATTTATGGAGTTATTTCATAGATTTTTATCCTATAGATTTTTATCCTATAGATTTTTATCCTATAGATACTCATCAATATTATCCGGTATTTCATTTATATCTATTTTATAAGAATGTTTCATTTTTGATAATAATTTAGTATCATATGGATCTAACATTTTAATAAAAGCAACTGATACACCCTTTTTCCCAAATCTACCACATCTACCAATTCGATGAATATATGTTTCTTTATCCATTGGTAGATCATAACAAATTACTAGATTTACTTGCGGAACATCTATACCACGTGATAATAAATCAGTAGTTAATAATAATCTAGTTTTTCCATCACGAAATTCTTGTACAATATCATTTCGTTCTTGTTGTGTCATTTTACCATGAATTGTAGTGATTGGAAAATTTTTTGCACTTAGATTTTCTGCCAACCATGTAACTTTACTAATTGTGTTACAAAATATAATTGCCTGTGTAGTACTGATTAAATTATACAAATCAATCAGTACATCAAATTTATTTTCTTCTACTTCTACATCTACATAAAATTGACTAATTATATCTACCGATACATTAATATTTTTAAGTAATATTTTAATTGGATCTTTCATAATACTATCTGTTAATTGAAAAACTGGATGCGTCAATGTTGCTGAATTTAATACTTTTTGACAATTAGATGGAATTAATTTCAATACATTAATTAAATCCATATTATCTTTTTCATTTAACATATTATCTGCTTCATCAATAATTATAGTATTTAGATTAGTTATATTTAATTTTTTTATACTTATCATATGTTGAATTCTTCCTATTGTTCCTATAATGATATTATCATGATAAGAAGTTATTTCTGTACCTCCCACACATAATGAGATAGTAATTGAACTATACTTGCAGATATTTATAGCCACATCATATATTTGTTTAGCTAATTCTCTTGTTGGAGCAATAATAAGTGCCCTATTATTCACATTAGATGAAATACTATTTATTACACCTATTAAAAATGTGGCAGTTTTACCGGTTCCAGACTGCGATTGAATAATACAATCGCGTCCAGTATTAATAGCATTAATGCCTTTAATCTGGATATCAGATGGTTGTTTAAACCCATTTAAATATAAACCCTTTAATATTTCTGGGTTTATATTCATATTATCAAAATTATTATACTCTATTTTGTTCATTGTTATAGTAAGATCCTTATAATTCTTTATATATATATATCTATCTATCTATCTACCCAACCCCAATATATAAAAAAATTGAATTATATAGTATTTAAATCGATGTTCTATATATATTAATAATGTCCTCTAATAAGAAAAATGTTACTACTATCAGCGTTGATGAGTTTGAACCATCATCATTGACTTTCACTGAATTTAAAGAAAATACCAAGAAAAGTGATAAACCTACTACCCAATTAAATTGTTTCCCTCGTTATAAGCATAAGACTGGGACGGCGACCGATTTATCATTACAATTTCCCTGGATGAATATGTATCAATATGGTATCCCACGACCATATGGTGATATGTACAAGACAGATAATGATCGATCCCATATTAAGATTCCATTGGATCTTAGTAATAAGGATGTAAATACATTGTATACTAAGATGGTTGCCATTGATAATATATTTAAAAGTGATGAAATGAAACGAAAATTATTTCCGGAGGCAAAGAAATTAGAAAAATATCAATATATTCCTTTGGTCAAGATTCCAGCACCAAAGGATGAAGATGATGAAGATGATGGAAAGGGAGAAAAACCACCTCATATGAAGATTCGTATTGATGTTACATGGCCAGATGTTGGTGTGAAAACAGAAGTATATCTAGCTACATTAAAAGAAAACGGTAAACGAGAACGTACTCGTGTCGAAGCAAATACAATTGATGAATTATGTCAATATGTTCGATACAAAAGTAATTATTCTCTAATTATTGAACCAGTAAAAATGTGGATGGACAAGAAACCAAAGATGGGTTCTGATAAACTTCAATATGGTATTACATTGAAAACAACAAAGATTCAAGTTGAACCAAGTGAATATACTCAAAAATCACAAACATCGAATAGTGATTTTATTGATGATGATGATGAGATGCCTACATTTAAAACAAAAGAAACAGAAAGTACATTATTACAACAATTAACAAAAAAGAGTTCACATAATTCAGATGATGAAGATGAAGATGAACCAATTACGACTAAAAGTAAGAAACCTATTGATGAGGATGAGGATGAAGAAGAAGAAGAGGAAAAACCAGTTGTTACTAAAGCAAAGGGAAAACAAAAACCATTATCCGATGATGATGAGGAAGAAGAAGATAAACCAGTCCAATCAAAGAAGAGTAAACCAAAGGTTACTGAAAAAACAAAATCAAAAGGAAAAAATTAATTAAATAATTAATTTAAATAATAAATTACTTTATAACATATAATAATGAATTCTAAGATTCCATACAGAATTAATGAAATCAATGTTGATAATATATGTTATACTGATATAAAATCTAATAATAGAAAAACAATAATTTATTTAAAATACATGGATAACAATAAATTTAAAAATATTGTTTTCCAAACCCCCACGTTATCTAGTATTTATAATACTGTTCAAAAGAATAATATTCATGAATTAGATATTCCATTAGAAGGTAAATCTGATAGTAAAATAAATAAATTTGTTAATTTTTTAAACCAAATTGATACTAAAATTATAAAGGATGCTAAAGCGAATCCAAAATGGTTTAATTCGTTTGCTTTAACTAAACCAACAAAATATCAAAAACTGATAAGAGAATCTGAAAATAGTAATAATACAAATGGTGTAATTAGATTAAAACTTATTAAAACAAATGATTTTAATACAATCGTACAATTAAATGGTAAAAAGATACCTATTATTGATATACCAAAAAATAGTTGGGTAAAATCTATAATAGAAATTTATGCAATATGGATAAATGAAAATGGATTTGGATTATTTATTAGACCAATATTGCTTGATTTTAAAATTATTCAGAGCGTATCATATAATTATAAATTAATAGAAGACAGTGAAGATGTAGATGATATTGATGATGGATTATGTTCAATTCAAGATAATAATAATAGTATCTTTATTAGATCAGAAAATGATATTACATCTACTATATTAGAAATGCCAAATAATTCATCATCAAGTGAAATAAATACAACTGTTGCTAATGTTAATATAGATGTAAACGAAACAACAAGCGAAGAAGATAAATAATAAAAATTAATTTATAATAAATATTGATATTTAATACTATTATTAATAATAATATTAAATATTAAAATGCCTAGAAAATCTGTTGAAAATAATTCATATGAATTACTTTGTGCAATACTATGTATGTTTAAAGATATTACATGTATTTTGGAATTAAAGGATATACTAACATTAGAATGTTTAAACAATTCGAAAATAATATGCAAAGATATACAAAAATACATTACTAATTTAAATAGTGCTATTAATAGAAATCCTAAGAAAGTTTCTGAATATATTATTAATTTTCGAAAAGATATAAATAAGATTATTTTTGATAAAATGATTTTTGATATCGATAAATTATATCTGGAAGGTAAAACAATAACTAGTCCAGAAATATTAGATCTTAATAAAAATATAGATCGCAAAGAAAGTAAAGCAGATATATATATAAAATTAAATAATAATAATTTTATTGGTATTTCAGTAAAACAAATGAAAAATGCTACTTTAACAAATTATAGTGTTCAAAAAATGCTACCATTAGAAGACAATATAAGATTAACAAAAATAAAAAGAGATTTTTTAACAAACAAAGGTTTTCCGAATAATATTAAAACAAATAGGAAAAGAGTTAATAAACTGTTTTATGTATCAGATCCTACTATATTGAAAGATCATATATACTGGTGTGAATTAATGAAATGTATTGATATTAATAAAACTATAATAAAACAACAATTAGTTGAAAATATGTTGAGTAAAAATCTACCTTATAAACTTTTAGAATTCAATGGGGATGATTTATATTCTATTGAATACAATAGCGATATATTAAATGATATTAATTTTGAACATTATGAACCATATTATTATTGTGCTTCTGGTTCTAATAGAAATACCGCTAAATTATTCTATAAATTAGATATTTTGAAAAAATCTTACCGTGTAGAAGTTAGATGGAAAGGAGATATTCATACATGTTCACCTCAATTTTGTACACATCCTATTTGATAACTTAGTTAAAGAACAATCATCTTTCTTTGTATATTGATGTCCATCGGTCATTCCAGTCAATCAAATGAGTTATATAAAAAATTAGAACTGTCGTCGCAAGAAATTTTGTTACTAAGATCATTGGAAGAATTTTATGAAAATGAAAAATATTTTAATTTATTATCCAATATCATAGATGGTACTAGTATAATATCACGCAGAACTTTTGAATATTTTGTAACAAATTATGCAATGAAACATAATATTATATATGAATTATTTGATAAAAATAATAAGACAAAATTTATAGTTCATAGTTCTTATAAAGATCAATTAAAAGCGCATCGGAAAAAATATTTCGATCCTTTTGGAAGAGGAGATCGTATACCTTTTTTCTCAAATAATAATTGTATCATTACAACAATCGGTCAATTAAATTTTTATAGATGGTTTTTCTCAAAAAAAATATATGAATATTGCAGTGAACATTATAAAGAAATTCAAAAAGAATTATTTGCAAATAAGACTATTAAGAAAAAAAGAATTAATAAAATAGACAGAAAGGTTATAATACCATTAAAAAAACAAATGAATTATGTTAAAATTGAAAATAATAAAACACATGGAGATATAATTGTATCATTTGGTGTGTAGTGATTTAATTTATAAGCATATTATTTCATACATTGATTTGATTATGAGTTGGGGTGAATAGTAATAACAAATTAATCTCATTCTATTGTATAATGAATAATAAACAGGAATTTAAAAAAACAGTTATAAGTGAAAATAATATAGAAGATAAACAGTTTTTTGATCGTGCTAGTAGTATAATTCAAATGGATCGAGCGATAGTTGTTGGATCATATAATAAATATGGTAAAGATAATGTATGTGATTTAGATTTGAATGAAATATATAAAAAACCTAAAGATAGTTTTTTATCCAATTTTAATAATTATATTGATAAATTAATAAAAAATAAAAAACAATATACATTTGTTGGATCACATTTTGATGCCGATCATACAATATTAAGAAAAATATATGATACTCTTGGTTATATGGATGGTAGATTAGAGATACATCATGATAATATAGATATGATAAATGACAATGTAATGAAATTACCAGAAAAATTAAAAACTGAATTAATAGAATATGTAGATAATTATAAAAAACATAAATCAGTAGATACGTTTATAAAATTATTAATGTTTATCCATAGTAAAAAAACTCCACATTGGACATTAAATGATTTGAAAAGAGGGTATATCATGTATTATGATGAAGTATTTAAAGTATCTACTTTAAATTATACTTATTTTCACATAGATATAATGTATGAAAATTTTAAAATATCAAATAACATAAAACTAGAAAAAGATAGAAATGAAAAATATATAACTATACCTATACATTATATTTATTCTGATAATATGATATTTTATTATTTTTTTATAAAAAAATTTTTATTTTTTATTAAATGGTTATATTTTAATAGATTAATTAAAGAAAAATATTTATATAAAAATGCAATTTTGCTATATAATAAAATATTTGATTTTAGAAATGAAATTGGTAAAATATATAATAAAACTTGTTTAGTTAAATATAAAATATATATGACAAAAATAAAAATAAAGAAATATGAAAAAAAATTAATAAAAAGTAATAATAATTTAAAATATTTAAATAAAAAAGAAAAGTATACTAACATGATTAATCATATGACTATATATTACAATAAAAATATGAAAGAAATTAATATAATATCAAAAAAACATTATGATGAATTTATAAAAGGATATTCAGAGTATTTAATTAGATATATTAGAATTAAATAAATTTAATATAATTTTTATTTCTCATATTATCTATATATGGATATAAATATGAATAACTGTATTATAATATTTTTTATTTTATTATTAATATTATTACTAATTAGGTATTTTATCGGTACTAATGAAAATTTTAAAACTGATTCAGGTTGCCCCCCTGGTCCAAGAGGTAAAAAATGCCGTAAAGAATTTAATAAATATATGAAAAGTATCATGAATGTAACTACACATAGTATAAAAAAAATAATGGATAGCACCCCAACGGATAGTACCTCTATGGATAGTACCTCTATGGACAGTACCCCAATACGTACATCTACATATAATACCCCTAAATTTAATGTTCCTCCATATGAAAAATAAAAAAAAATTGATTTTTATATAAATTAGATCTAATACTTATTTATATAAATGTCTGATAAAATTGAATTGAATCATTTGTCTGAAGATGAGATTGAGGTAGATAATGTAGAACAAAAAGCAGTCAAACCCAAGCAGTCGAGTATCGAGTTATTTGAAGAATTTTCTACAATAATTACTTCGCTAGAAACTTTAGATTCTGCATTTTATGAAAAGGAAAAACAATTTGAAAAAGAGAAAAAGGAGTATTATTCACAGAGGAAGATCATTATTAAATCGCAAGAACAAGAACTAAAGAAATTTAGTAAATCATTTAAACATGATGTAATGCGAGCAACAAAACCTCGTAAAACAGGTAATAGTGGAAAAGGTGGATTTAATAAAGAAATTGCTGTACCTAAGAAACTAAGAACTTACCTTGATATTCCTGAAGATAAGTTAATGAGTCGTCCACAAGTAACTAAACTTTTAAATGAAAAATTTAAAGCAGATGGTTTTAGATCAGAAGAAAATGCTAAAACATTAATTATATCTAATAAAAAAGTTGCCAAGATTTTGGGTTGTGAATTAAATCTCAATATTGCTTTTAATCAATTTCAAGGATTCATTGCCAAGTTTTATAATGATGAGAAAAAACAAGCACTTGATGTATAATATCATATAAAATACTCAAG